TTTGCGAATGCCATAGGTCACCTCGTAGGTTGATCGGTTGTCCCTTCGAGTTCGCGGTGAGCCTGAACATCAGGCATCGGCGGGTTCGACGGGTGAACCCCTACAGGTGCGAAGCGATCCACGCGTACCGGCGGGCTGGAACGGCGCACGGCCATTCCGAGAGCGGTCTTGATGAGCTTGAAGTTCATCTGCCACTCGCCTGCTGGAACGCAGCTTCGATTGTGCTTCGCAAATCAGCACCCGGCTTCGACGCGGCAGGCCCGCCGTTAGGCGCGCCGCCGACTGACACCGATGCGTTGAGCGCCTTCTGCGCGCGAGCGTTGGCCGCCTGCGCTTGCCCTTGCATCGATACCGCGAAGCGAGGATCGATAGCTATCGCCCGCTTATACGCTTCATCAAGCGAGAGCGCAAGCCCTCGGTTGCCGGCCGCCTCGATCAGGTCTGCCATCACCTCGCGCACGTCGTCGAAGTGCGGGTAGCGGGGATCGACGGCCATCTTCTGCACCGCCTGCGCGTGCTGCGCCTGCTCCGCCTGCCGCCGCTGCGCCTCGAACTGCGCTTGCTGCTGCACGAATGACTGGAACGGCTGCAGCCGCTGCTGCACCAATTGCTCGACGCGCTCGGCCACGGGATCGCCCGACGGTTGGCCCGCGAGCGCGCTGTCCAGTTCCGCAATATCGACCCCGTACTCCTTGACGATCTGCGCCACCAACGCCGCCTTCTTGGCGGGCGCTGCGGTGGACAGCACGTGATCGGCCTTCATCAGTTCATCCACCGCGCGCAGAGGATCGAGCCCAGTGGAACGGATGCGCGCCTCGTAGGGGCGGATCACCTCCGCAAAGCGCTTGGCCACCTGCCGCGCCTGTCCGCTTTCGCCCAGCACGCGCATCACCTCGCGCTCGCGCCGGATGATCTCCGCGCGCGCCGCGTGCGGCACGTGCCGCCACGCGTCCTTCGCTTCCTGTGTCTGCCACGAATGCGGCGCCCGATGAACGCTGAAGCGCTGCTGCCCCCGCTCCTGCGGTTCTTCCTCGTCCTTTTCCTCGGCAGGCGGCTGCGGCTCGGTCGGCTGCTCGACCGGCTGCTCGGCTGGCTGCGGCTGCGCCTGCGGCTGCGGCTCGGCCGGCGGCTCGGCCGACGGCGGCTCGGCCGACGGCGGCTCGGGCGACGGCGACGGTGGCGGTTCGACCGGCGGTGCGGCTTGCGCCGCGGGCGCGCTTTGCTCCGACGATTCGACCTTCTCTATCGCTGCCTCAAGCGCTTCACGCAGTTCTGGCATTGGCTACCTCACGGTTAGAGCATCTTCCGCCGCCGCACCTCGTGCACGACGCGCTCGCGGATCGCGGCGCGGTCGGGCACGTAGGGAGCGACGGCGGGCTTCGGCGGCAGACCTTGCAGATCTGCCGTTGGGACAACGTTATGCAGTCGGCAATGCTCGCGCAAGCCGACGCGCCCGCTGTAGGTCTTGCCGTCGATGGGCGAGACGAAGTCAGGCAGGTCGCCGCGCACGTGCGGGTAGCCCGCGCGCGGCTCCGCCACGTAGTCGAGCGGCACCTCATGCGCCTGCCCGTCGACGTACACCCAGCGCCTGCGCGTCACGGCGCTTCGTCCTGCGCCTGCGGCATCCGCAACAGGTTGACGTACTGCCGCAGCATCTGCGCTTCGCTTTCAGTGATCGGCCGCCCGCCCTTCAGGTACGTCGGCACGCCCGTCACGTCACGGCCAGAACGCAGCACTCCGAGCAGGGCTTCGCGGTCCATCATTGCCTCGGCGGATTAAGCAGCGCCGCAGCGTTCTCGGCCACCATGCGCCGGAAATCCATCTGCATCTCGGCTTCCTTCATCCGCGCCTGCTGCATCGCCTGCTGCTGCTCGATCTGCGCCGACGTGCGCTTGCTCTGCAGATCGATCATCGCCTTGGCCTGCTGCATTTGAACGTCGGCCTGCTTGCTCTGCATGTCGAGCGCGTGCTCTTGCTGGCGCATCTGCAGTTCGACCTGCGCCTGTTCCTGACGCGGGTCGGGCTTTTGCTGCGGCGGCTGCTTCTGCAGGCTGTCGAGTGCCTGATCGAGCATCGTCTCGATCTCGGACGTGTTGCGGAAGGCGGATGCGGCCCACTTCAACATGCCAACCAGCAACGGCGCGACCTCGGGCACCACCTGCGCCATCTGCCCCGCCTTTTCGATGAACGGGGTGACGGTTGCGATGAACTCGACGCGATCCTGCTTTTCCATCGCGTAGTCGGCCTGCGCGAGCGAGTCGGCCGTGATCTCGACGCGCCACTCGAAGCCTTCTTCCGATTGCAGCAGCGCGACAGCCTGCGCCACCAACGGCTCGGGCTCCACCTGCAGGATGTTTGAACGCTTAAGCAGGATGTACGCGTCAAAGTGCTTGACCATGATCTCCGCGCGAATGCGCAGGATTTCGGTGGCGAACTGCGCGACCTGATCCTGCAGTGTCTTGATGCGGATCGATGCGAACTGCGCCTTGATCTGCTGCGCGCCGAGCGTCTCGCTGGCCTTGCTCTGCCCACGCACGATGTCGGCGATGCCGGTCATCTCGTAGATCTGCTGCTTGATCGCCTCGCGCGCCGCGTACAAGCGCTCCATGGTGGCCATCACCGTATCGAGCGGCAACCAATCCACCTGACCCTTGACGCCGCCCTTCTCGGCGAAGGCGGCCCAGTTGTCGACCGGGATGAGCGTATTGTCAAAGCCCTCCTGCAGCATCCGTTGCACGCCTTCGGCCGCGCGGTCGTAAACGCCGCAGACCTTGCAGGCGCGCACCAGCATGCTGATACGGTTGTTTACCGTATCGAGTTCGTTGTACTGGTCCTGCAGCATGTAGAAGTCGGGGCGCGGCACGCAGTTCGATGTCGTGACGTTCGCGAACATCGGCATAGGGCACGGCTCGAAGCCGACAAGCTGCAGAGGGTCGTCCTTCTCGTCCAGCAGTTCCGGGTAGTCCTTGCACAACCAGTAGACCTTGCGTTTGTCGCGGTCCCAGATTTCGTAGACGACGGCCTTGCTCAGCGCTTCGTGCGTCGGCGTAACGCCGCTGGGCACGGTGAGGTAGTCCTTCGGCTTGTAGTTCAACGGCACCGCTTCGCCCTTCTCGCCGAAGCGCCGCTTCAGTTCGTCGCGCGTCATGTAGGCGCGCCGGCCGACCCAACGCCGCTCGGACCAGACACGGCACGGCGAGTAGAGAAAATCCTGCCAGAAGACATAGTCAACCACCACGCGCTGATCGGTGATGCGCTTGTAGACCGGCGCGCCCTGCGGCGCGTCGGGCGCGGCCCCGGTGCGGAAGCCGTGGTTGGGCGCCGCTTCGTTGCCCTCGCCCAGACCCTCGCCCGCCTCGGCCGTGCCCTCGACCGGGCTTTCGGCCGCCTCGTCCACCGTGTCGGTTTCGAGCCTGATCCAGCAGGTGCCCAGACCAGGCAGCAGGCGATCCTCGACGGCATGCCGCATCACGCTGTCGAACATGTCGCGCGGGTCGTCGAGGTCGCGCGCAAGGCTGCGCTCAAGGATCGTGCCAGCGACGCGCGCCACGTCGTCCTGATAGTCCTTGAAGCGCCGCGACACTACGGGCTTGGGCAGTTGCGCGTACAGCGCGCTTTTCAGGATGTCCGTATTCGCATGGAAGAGGTTGAACCACTTCTGCATCTGGTCGATGGCGTCGCGCTCGTCGAGGTATCGCCGCAGCACGGTGCGGCCGCGCTCGTGGAACTTGGACAGTTCCGCCTCGGCGTAGGCAATCTCCACCAGCCAGCGCTGGTACGGCGTCAGGTCCGCCGGGTCGCGAATGGGCGACGCCTGAAACATGCTCGAACTCGGGTCAAGGCTGATGCTCACGTCATCCTCCCGTGGTGACGCCACGCGTTCGCGTCGTGCAGTTCATCGAGGTTGAATTGACTGTCGAAGCCCGTGCGCAAGGTGCTTCGCGGCACGGGATCGGGCTCGCGCAATTCGCCGACATGCGCGGCGCCTTCCATGAACGCATCGGCCGCGTGGCTCGACCAATCATGCTCGGGCTCGCTGCTGAAGCAACGCTGCTCTTCGTCATAGCGAAAGTGGTAGCTACGCAAAGCGTCGATGCCAACGTCGCACCGCTCACCGTCGAAGCGCGCCTTGCGCAGCACCGTGCGCCCTGCGTTGATGCTGTCCTGCTTCTTGCGCTGCGCGTTGACGACGACGCGATCCGCAACGTCACTGCGGACGAACTGCTCGGCCACCGTATGCCGCGACTGGAACGT